TGACTTTGTCCTAGTTCGTACGATGGCGGAGGCGTTTGCTGACGAGACGCACGATTGTGAGAAGACACGGGGTTTGATGAATATGAGTACGGGAGAGACGCAGAACGCTCACCGTCTCATCCTCAATGACCATCTATGGCGACTCCAAGACAAGATCGGCAAACTCTGGATGTATGTGAGCGGATCCGCTGACTTTGAGACGATTATTCGCGATCAGATGAACCGCGAGAAGGACGAGATGGATAAGAAGCGGATCGCAGAGGAGGAGGCGAAGAAGAATGAGGTTGAAAATGTTGTTGTACCAACTATAAATGAGTGATACACCTACGCCTCAACAGTCAGCGGTGGATGAACTCATCGCATTGCTGATTTCTCGGTTGAAGAAGACGCTGGAAGATGAGGTTAAAGTTGTAGAAGAGAAGGTAGTGGAGAAGGTGAAGGAAGTTGAGGTTGTAGCAGTTAAGCGATGCTGTCCTCTATCGTGGGGACGGTGGCTACTTGCGTGGATTCCCCGCTTCCCTTCATATACTTCTTCTGCTCCTCCACCGAATGCCCCATAGCGTTGGCATCCTTCTCCATCTCCTTGATATCATACTTCGTGGAGAGGAAGATGTGACGGAGCATAGATGATCCAACACGCTTCCCGAATATCTTGTTGAGGATACGAGTGATCGCGTTGACGGCAGTGATGGGTGTTCCATCGGATGAGACCAAAAACTTGAAAGTAGCATTCTTCTTGAGTGGGTGAAACTTGAGGTACTCGGAGATCACATTGGCGAGTGCCTCTGGAACCTCCAGTGTCTGCTGTCCATACTTCTTGGATGTCTTGAACTTATTAAAGATAAACGAAGTGGGTTTGGATTTGGTGAGAACCACATAGTTGTGTTCGGTTTCGGTGGGCTGTTTCTTGGAGACAAACATATCAAGATAGTCTTGGTTTCTGCGGGGTTGTGTCTCGGTATAAAGCGAAACGATAAGATAATGGAGGAGAGACTCATACTGCTGTGGGGTTATACTCTTGTTGGACTTAAACTCTGCGACCTTCTCACGAAGTTCAGCGACCTTCTTCTGAACCTCGTCCCAAGTAATCCAATTATCCGTCTGCTTCTTCGTCTTATCACTGGACTCGTTTTGCTTCGCCTCCTCACTCTTACCCATCATCAGATCATAGTAGTGCTGGTAGACCTTCTTGTAGGTTGGTTTGTCCTTGAAGAGGGAGAGGACACTGACGATGGAAGCATAAATAGTCTTAACAGTAGAATCAGCATACTTCTTGATGAGGTCTTCAATCCCAGCAGTGTTCTTGAGGAAGATTAGAGACTTGAAGGATTCCTTACCGTTGAGGATGTACATCGCACGGATGTAGGCGTTCGCGGTACTCTCCGCGACCTTCTTTTCCTCACGAAGTTTCTTGGATAGATCTAACATAAACTCATTCACTCGCATCGCCGACATTTTTATTATTACACGATACTTGTTTATTTTCCCTATAACGAAGCGTAAAGAACTTCGGGACGGATTAGTCGCAGATGTTTGGGGTTTTTTGTCCTATGGCGGTTGATACGAGAAGCAAGGACCCATTCCTTACAGATCTCGCAGTAAGAATAAGCCCAGCACCTCTTACCTCCGCTCTTGCCGACCATCCATTTGATTTCAATAAGATCCATTGATCTGATAGTGGAACAATGTTTAACCCGCAGTTCCTTACGAAACCGTAGCGAACTGGGGGTGTCGTCCAAATGGTTAAGACAGAGGACTTTGAATCCTCTAATCGTGGTTCAATTCCACGCACCCCCATTACTCCTTCTTCACATATGACTCATTCAACTCAAACCCAATCCATCGCCTTTTCATCTGCTCACACGCACGGGCAGTCGTCCCGCTTCCCATAAAGGGATCAAGTACGAGATCACCCTCTTGACTAAAATGTTCTAGACACCGCAAAGGCAACTCAATCGGAAAGACAGCGGAATGCCCGTCGCCTCTCTGGACTGGGAACTTCCAAACATTATGGGTGTATTCTTTTGTATAGTATTTGCCTTTGGGCGACTTGGAAAGAATGAAGATCGGCTCGTAGGCGTTCGTGAGACGCTTCTGGATCGGGATAGGATTGTTCTTGTGCCATATCACTTGGTCTATCACGAAGTATCCTTGCTTCCGTAGACGGTTGAGAATATCGTAGGGACGCATCACTCCCGTCTCGCCGTACGAGAACCCCAAGTTCATACAGATCATAGCATCATCTTTGAGTTTGGGTCTCACGGCATCAAAGAAGTCTTCAATGGTGTAAAGGGGTTCGCCGATGTCCCGTGTGTAGTGGAACCCCGAGCCACGCTGATACTTGTGCTGTGAATTGTAGTAGGGCGGTGAGGTGACGATAAGATCTATGCTCTTATCATCTAGACCCGCTACGAGTTCCACAGCGTCGCCGATATGAGTCTTGTTTATTTCCATTTGTAATTATATAGGATTAGAAAGTAAAGAATGCTACGATGCGTCCAATACCTCTCCATCATCGGCACGGATCTACAAGTCGCTATAAACACAAAGGATAAGAGGGCTACCCGTCGCCTATTCTTTGAGTTATTTCGTATAGTTCGTCCTCATCTATGGTAAAAATCGCAAATATATGGATTTTCACGGTAAAAAAATATATTTTTTTACTTGTTTTTTTCGTTTAGTTGTAGATTTTTCCCGACTTATATTCAAATGGATGCGTGGTTGTGCCGAAATAGGCTTCATTTTGCCGAATATGAGGCAAAGCAGTATAGATTACACATCAAAGAACTTGAAATGCGGGAAAGAAGGCGTGAGTTGGCTTATTTACATTTCTTTACATCATACGAGCATCCAGTCCGCCCTTGCGACGACCACCGCTGGACATACCACCGCTGGACATACCGCCCGAGTATGAGCCACCGCTCATATCACCACCGCTCATCTTCTTCTTGATGAACTCTGACCCGTGATGGAGGAGTTCCTTACCCGCGTGTTTGCCGACCTCAAGCAGAGCATCGCGGACAGCGGGATTGCTGATGACCTTCGTGAGTACACTGCCGATGGACGAGAAGATACCAGCACCGCCGACATAACGGCAGAGTTCTTGGCGAGTCGCCGTCGGAGCAAGGGGCGCTCCGATGATGTCTTGCTCGGACAGAACACCCTTGATGATACGGCTGGAGCCACGAATGGACTCAAAGAAGCCCGAGTTCGCCGTGATGACATACAACTGGGGAGTGACCGAGACACCCGCGTTGTTGATGACTTGGAGGTTGAACTGGAGCGTGAAGTTGCCGACCAGCGAAGGGGCTTGACCCGTCTGGAGCGTAATATCTTGGGAAGGCTTGAGGACGAGGATGGAGCCGACCGTCGGAGCCTTACCAGCACTCGCACCCGAGATAGAAGGCACAAGACCGCTCAATGGCACCGCTGACGCACTCGTGCGAGTCGGTACCGAGCCACCACCACCGATGCTCGTCGCCACTTGGGCTTGACCGACATACGCTTGACCGCTCCAAGTCGCCCAGTCCATATCCAGACCGTTCTTGACGGACATCGCGTACAGTTGCTCGGTCGTCTGGGATGAGAGCAGACCAGAGAAGTTATCAAAGTTGACCGTGAGGGGATTGGCGATGCCACCGTTCGCACGGGAGGCGATGGACATATACGAATCGGCGTAGTTCGTTGCCGTTAGACCGTTCTTCACATAGATGATGAGCAGATCGGGGATCTGGGGAAGCGTGATCGTCTGGGACTGGATCTGGACGACCGAGCCAGACGCGACGGCACCTTGAGAGTAGTTCGTGATGTAACGAGGGAACTCAAGGTAAGGCACGACGGACTTGGGCGGTAGAGGAACATCCAGAGAAGGCGTGAGGAACTGTACATTGACGACCGAGTTCTGGAAGGTCTGGGCGACCGCCGTGTTGTAGGCGACCGCGACGCTGGAGACACCAGAGGCGATCTGGAGACCGACACCGACTCCTTGTGCGAGGACAGTCGTCGCGAAACGCATACCGCTGGAACGGACGAGACGGGCTGGTGACTGTAAGTTCATAATCAGTTGGATGTTGTTGATGCCGAACAGACCCGTGTCCCACTCGTGGACATCCGAGAAAGTAAAGGGCGACAGAACGATCTTCTCCGTGCTTGTGAAACGGAAGAAGAAGGTGAAAGGACCCAGACACGCGACATTGGGCGTTAGACCAGTCGTGACCGCGAGGCAAGGGAGACCGTTGATGGCTTGGTAGACACCCGCCGTCTGGGCAGTGGGCTGGACAGTGCCGAGCGACTGACCCGCCGAAGTGTAGTAGTTGCCGTTGACGAGAGGAGAACCGAGAGCATCCGTGAAGGACACTTGCGGGAACTGACCGTTCTGTGGCTCGGCGTAGTCCGTGAGCGACGCGTAGCCAGAGATGGGCGAGTTCGTCGCACCATAGGCATCATCGTAGCACTGGTACTTGTCCAGCATCGTCGGGCAAGTACGCTGGAGACGATTCTTCTTGTAGTCCGTTAGACGGAGAACCTCCTTGAGTACATCTTGGGAGTTGATGACGCTCGTGGTGTCGTTGATCGTCGCAGTCGTGGTGGAGCAGAGCGAGTTGAGGGGAAAGGCTGGGAGAGACCAGTCTACAGCGGGTAGCCATAGAGGCATACCAGCGTTGCCGAGTACGAAGTAGCGGGTCTGGGCATCAGAAGTGTAGGTGACCGTCTGCTGGAGAAAGGCAGTGGAAGTCCACTCTAGACCGCGATCCACGAACACATTCTCGCTGGGGACATAGATATTGTAAGTGTGCTGGGACGAAGTCGCCGAGATGGCGTTGAACGGAGCGTTCGTGAGGGACAACGCACCCTTCTCAACAGCATACTTCGGGCGATTCTGGACGATACGAGAATCAAATACAGCCAACTTCTCAATGTCGGCACTCATCTTGTTTATGTTCTATCTACAGAAAGTTTTAGAGGAACTCACGCTCCCCATTCTTGAGTTTTCGTGGGGAGTCCCTTCTTCTTGAACATCATCTTGAAGGATACAGAAGATAAGTTCGTCATCGCAATAGGGTAGAGTTGATTATTAATACGGTTCTTCCAGAAGACTTGGACATCAACACCTTGTAGAGGCTGGTGAGAGGCAAGGAAGTCGGATAGACGGTACTCGGCAGACGGCACATAGTAGATAAAGGACTTCCAAGATGCTGATCCCTTGTCCATCGGCAGAGAGAGATCCGTGATTACGCGGGTGAAAGCAGACTTCGCGGTGGCTTGTGAGTTTCCGATATTGCCTTGTCCGACGATGACGGGAGCGGAGTTTGACTCGGGTTTCACGGGCATCAAGGCTGATGCGAATACGATAGACGAGATGGGAGACCAGAGTGTATCCGTAGACGGTGTCTCTTGCGTGATCGTCCAGTACACCTTCTGCTCGTTGAGGACGGACAGAGGGTTGGAGGCTGGGTTCCCACTTCCAGAAGGGACGAAGCCAAGAGGAGGTGTTCCAGCATACGGTGAGAGACGGTAGTCAGAGACATCCGTGTAATACTTGTTCGGCACAAGGATCTCGTACACATACCCCGTCGGGGCTGGGATACCTACATAAGGACCATTCGTAGGTGAGGATGTGTTCCAGTAGAGGAATGAGAAGTTGGCGAAGAGGTTGTACATATTCGTGTTGAAGAACAGTTTGAACTGGGGAGGCGAAGCAAATCCGCCTTGAGACGAAGAAGGTGTAAAAGAAGTGAGACGGGAACCGTATCCATCGCTATCAAAGGTAATCGTGAAACGCTGGGATGGTCCGTCATACGACATCTGCGGAGGCTGGGCAGTCGCGTTCAAGAAGTCCTTGAGAGTCGCATATGGAAAGGCTCCTAGACCACCGTTCGCCACCCACGCATCATAGAAGGCATAGAAGGTATCGCAGATCGCACACGAAGAAGCGAGACGAGGCGAGGAAGAAGGATCTAGTGCGAGATCATTCGGGTTAAAGATCGTGAGATTCACGAGGTTCATCCACCGCTGGTAAGTGTAGACCCAGTAGTAATCGGTAGAGAGATCTTGCGGACGACCTTTCTTATCGCCGATGAGTTGCCAGTAGAGTGCGTTCGGAGGAGCATTACCTACCGTAGTCTGGAGGGCTTGGTAGAAAGGACCCAAAAAGGTATTCTGGTTGGTCGCAGTGAAAAGAGGAGTAGAGGATACAATGTCTCCCGCATCGTAAGTCGTACCCGCTTGGTAGTATCCGATGAACTTGTCGTTTGCTAGGGTTTGGGGAATGGGTGAAGTCTGGAGGTTCTTATTCTGCGGTGAATAGATCACGAAACGGGTTGGAGGAAGAACCGTAAGCGTCACATTCGTACCAGCGGGATTGTTCGTGCCGAGTTGATTCCAGAAGGTCACTGCTTGAGAGTTGATGAGCGGATCGGGTGGCTGGACTCCCGCACCAGTAGAAGGACCGTTCGCTCCGAGTGCTTGGG